CTTCTTTACTCATGTCTCCAACTTGAACAGCCTTTTTTGCTTTATCTAGTTCTTGGTTTTGAGTAAGTAATTTCTTTTTTGTTTGAACTAATATATCATTAAGTTTGCCTTGTTTTTGCTTCCATAAGTCCAAGTTAGTACTGTCATATCGTAGGTTTGTATTAATCGCTCGCAAGTCTTTATTCTGTTCTTTTAAATCTTTTTTAATACCTCGTAACTCGTTTTCTAAATCTTTGCCATCAAGACTAAGTTTTATGTTTAGTCCTTTGACTGTTTCTGCCATTGATACTCACCTCCTGTGCAAAAGAAAAACACACCGTAATTGATGTGTTTAAGCAAAAATAATTATTTATTTAATTTTGTTGGTGTACCTATATAATAAAAAGGCTCCAAATGCGGATAGCACAAAACTCCCGAAGACTGCTATTAGAAATCCGGATTTAACATTGGCAAGTGGGATAAAATTAAAATTCATTCCATAAAACGAAGCAACCAAAGTCGGAATTGATAAAACAATGGTTATAACTGCTAAAGCTTTCATAACAATATTTAAATTATTTGAAATGATCGAAGCAAACGCGTCCATCATACCTGCCAAAATATCTCTATATACAGAACACATTTCAATTGCTTGATTGATTTCAATTTCAGTATCTTCAAGTAAATCTAAATCATCTTCATATTTTTTAAATTCAGCACTTCTTGTTAATTTATGTACAACGACTTTATTTGCGTTTAATGCGGTTGAAAAATATACAAGTGATTTATTAAGGTCCATTAAATCAAATAATTCTTTGTTTCGCATCGAATGATGAAGTTCATTTTCAACCTCTTTTGTTTGTCCATCTATTTTTTTCAAGAACATAATATACGTCATTGCAAGTCTATATAAAAATAGTAAGGTTAATCTTACTTTCTTATGCGGTTCAATCTTTCTGACTTTGTTAAACAAATCCTTTACAAGCATTGTTTCTTGTGGACTTACTGTTATAAAATGATTTTCTGTATGAATCATTGCAAATGGTGTTGTAGTATAGGAGTTTTTACTATTTTTAATTGGATCATATAATGGTACATCAAGAACGATCAATTTAGCATTTTCCTCGACATCAATATGAGCAGTTTCTTCTTCATCAAGTGCACTCATTATGAATTCAGTTGGAACATTGAGTTTAGATTTTATCCATTCTACTTCATCATTTGATGGGTTAGTAACATTAATCCACGAACCTGTAATTAGTTCATTTTTTTCATTAATTTCAATATTGTGTTTTTCCAAATTATTATTTTTTTCATAATACTGTGTTATCATTTCTCACACTTCCCTTCTTTAAGAATAATGATTTGAACAGTGCATAATTAATCATTAATCTTTTTTATCCATTTTTTCGGCAAGAACGCGTTTACTTAAAGCAGCAAGTAATGTCAGAGTAAAAGCAATACCCATCACATAACTCATGATAACGATCAAGCCAGGTGCATCATCCCACTGGGCGATCATAAACCAAAATGGTAACTGAATAAAGAATAGCACCGTAATGATAAATAAACGCGACATAATTTGATGGACTCTTTGATAGATTTCCTCTGTAAACAAAGCGTTCTTCTCATAAGCTGAGACCACTTGAAAACTCGGTACAAGCGTATAGGTGAACAATGCAGCTGCAGCCATCACTAGGATATATACTGGGTATAAAAACCATGGTGCCAAACCATCCACTAATCCTGCTATAATGTTATAGCCGATAAATCCAAATATAAAGAGTGCTGGTAATGCTAAAAAAATCAATGCAACTTTGAGTAACAATGGACTATACTCTTCTAATTTTTGATACATAGACTCACATACTTTCTTGTCGTTATTACAAAAATATTTTTGTAATAACGTTAATTTGATACGTGTAATTTTATCACAAATAAGTGTCTTGTGCAATTTTTAACAGAGAAATTGATCAATATCGGATTGCGTTGCCTGCCTACTTTTATTTCCACCTTGTATGACATTCATCTCAAGTTCAACAATCTCAAAATAGGTATCCAAATCGAAGTTCTTTGTATCATTAATTGACAACCCTAAATGAGCAAGATTAAAAATAATATTCGCTGTTATATTTTCAACTTCATTATTTCTTTGAGGGTGGTTTGCTTTTGTTTCCTTGTTGAAACGTCCCGAGCATTTCACCTATCGTATTCGTTAGATTTTGTAATTCATCCTGGTTGCTGAGAATGGTAAAGTCTAGTGACATTAAAAAGTCATTATAAGATTGCTTACTAAAAGGACGTTGTAACACATAAATAATTTTAAATATCGTGTCAATGACAGTGGATAAGTCATCCACTTTTTTAATGTTTGTTTTTTCTAATTTCTTGATATCACTAAATAGTTCTGTTGAAAATACATTTCGATAATCAATGATTGTGAAAAGTGATGAATGTAGGCGATACTCTTTATCGCCTAGTGTTAGTATTTTTTCCATAAGTTACCTCTTTCTTAGATAAATGTTGGTAATGCTGGCGCAGTAGTTAAGAAGCCATCATAGTTTACATCGCCAACACCTGCGATAATACGCAAGATCAAATCATTACCTGATTCGATTGGTCTAGCAGTAATGTTCAAAGTAATTGAATTTGCTTCAATTGAATCTGCTTTTGATTTACTCGCATCACCTGATGGTGTAGCAGTACATAAGAAATACCAAATACGTCTCGCTTTGATGTCACCTTGTATTTCATACCCAAGTGCAAATGTTTTGGTTTCTCCATTTACTACTTCTACTAAGTTTCCATTGCTATCAGTTAATACACCAAAGATGTCTTTTTTGAATTCATCATCAATTTCGGTGAATTTCAGTGTCACATTTGTTCCAGAATTAGAAACCAAGGTTGCGATGACTTTATCATCAGCATACACCTGAGTGCTTCCACCAATTGCTTCTGTTGTGATTTCTTGTGCACCTACTAATCGTTTTGGTGCTGCAAAGGTCCAACTCCCATCAATTGCTTGAGTGGCCAATGCATAATGAACATTCTTTAACCCAAATGTTATTTTATTACTCATTTAGTAAACCTCCTTTTTTATCTCGTACACTCTATTAACGGATCCGTCTTCATTGACAAACTCACTTAATAGATCAAACTCATAATTGTTAAAATATAGTGTTGCTTCTAAACGTTCTTCAAGTAATAAATCTTTCTTTTCTGTAATCAAACTTATTTGAAATGAGCTTACCTTTGCAATAGAGACATCGTCTGCATAGACAATACTTCGGTTTGAAAGTTCCTGATAAATGATATAGTTTGGATCACTTTCCAATCCTTCTCTGGTTCCATAGGATACTTTTCCTGGTAACACTGAATCTAGGGTAGAGAATAAGTGTTCAAGTAGTTCTTGCATCAGCGATCACCTTTCTCAATAATGGATTTAATGTCCTCTAACATCTTAGGTGTCAATAAGTCATATGCTGGTCTCATAAAAGGTCTTGGTCCTACATACTTACCACTTCTATGCGTAAAGCCAAACTCAAGTAGATGTGTAAGTTTTCCTTTGGTGTTAGAGTAGATACTAATCGTTTTATGAATGCCATCTCCTTGAGGGGACGCCACAAAGGAATCGGCAAATGCTTTTGATCCACCACTCCTTGGTGCGTGCATCGCAATAAACTTTACAATCTCTTCTGCCGTTTGGTCGAGTCTCTTTTCAAGTTTCTTTATAATGTCTTCTGCATATTCATCAACCATCTCTTCAATCGCTGTACCTAGTTCATCAAGTGAGACCAATAATATCACTCTTTCTAATGTTAGTTTTACTTAAAAAGAGTTCAATAAACTGGCCGATTTGATAGGTTCTTTCGATTTTATAAATGTCTGCATTGATTGATACATATGTACTACCATCATAAAGAAAACTTTGAACTTTAATGAGAAGATCTATTTTTATATCTGAACGTTTGCTTTCATAATATTCCTGTGAAGTGATGCTTTTGTTGATACCAATCACTTCTTTTTTTGTTTTTAATTGATACGCTTTTGTGCCTATTGAATTTTGAACCAACCCCATGGTTAAAAGTTCACACCTAATGTTAGGAGAGTTAGGATACATTATCTGTAGCTCCCTTTGTTAATGCTAGTTGTTTCACTAACATATCAAATGTCTTAGGTAGTTCTTTAGCACTCCCATCATTCTTAAATCCAAAGAATGTTTTAACATAAATGATTATAAGTGTGATTACCATGGGATTTGATTCATCATTGATATAAGATGGATTAAGCCCACAGGTTTCAAGATATGACTTGCAACTACTTATATGAGAACTCAACTCATCATCAGCAAATGATTCTGATAAGGGTATGAGTAAAGCTTTTTTCACAATATCCAAGATGGCCATGGGATCAATCCTTTCTTACTTCGTTATTAGACTGCTGCTGCTTTTTTCTTAATA